TCAATCAGTTGCAACTTGGCACTAGAGTAGGACATTCGTGCAGTAGAGATGGTTATCTCAGAGTCAGAATCTAGATAGATGTTCACATCACCACGAAGGATCTTCTTTTGGAATGGCTCCCATCCCAATTTGTCCAGTTCTTCCTTGTCCAATTTCCCTGTGTAGTATTCCCACTTGTGACGGTAGAGAGTCTTGTGATCTGCTTCCAACTTCTTGTAACGGAGCCGTTCTTCGTGCAGAAGGTTCAGGTACTTGTTGTGAAGTTGTGGAATCTTGGTTGACTCCTGATCTAGAATGGTGTCATCCACCTTCGAGTCAGAAGACATCATTGCTTTCAGTTCGTCCATATTCATATCATAATTCTACCCCGGCTAGGGGGTTCTGTCAAGCATCAAAGAGGACGAATTTCGTAGTAGTCATAGGCGAACGTAACGTCCACTACAAATGCGTCCATACTAGACACACTAGAATCGAAGTCGATACCTCCGAGGCTTACGGGGAAGATGTTGTTGAACTCGACCTCAAACTTAGGCCTCATTGCACTGTTTAGAACAGACAATGTGGCGTTCGAGTACTTTTTCTTCTCATCTGCTTCGGGGAATCTAGGGTCGTATGATGTGCCAAGAGTGAGCATCCATTCATAAATTTCTTGCCAGTTCTGTAGATTTTCATCAACAAGGAAAGATACTGTCAGATCTCCGTAGGATATCTTTCCACCGGACACCTTACCTTCATTCACAAGAGTGGTTCCTTGGATCACGGCTGGAAGTTCTAATGAGGGCAACGAAGCCTTCGTGCAGTTGTACGTCAACGCTGGTGTGCGAGTAAGGATGAACCTATAGTTGGTGGGGTATAGGTAGTTGACAGTATCAGATTGTGTATTGATTGCACCCGGAGTGGTGACTGTTTCTGGTGATGTGAATAGGTCTTTGGGGTCAATTGTTGTAGACATATATGTTCCTTCCTCCAAAAGCAAAGGGGGATGGTTTTCACCATCCCCCCTTGTCAACTGTATTTAGTTGTTTCTAACGACTACTGCTATCAGGCAGTTCCACCAGCATTGATACCATGAAGGTTATCTACGCGGAAGATTCGATAGAACTGGTTGCTTCTGTTCGCAGCCTTCGCTGAAGGATCAGAAGTCGCAACGAATGGGTTGTTTACCATTCCGTAACGAGTCTTGAAGCCGATCTTAGGCTGGAAGGAGTTCTCACCAACCGCACGCACCATTTGCAATGGGACGTATGGGCAGTAGAACATACCAGCATCGTACGCGGATGAACCACGATAACCGACTGTACAGTAGTTGACGGTAGCGTATGGGTCTACATAGACCTTCATCTTACCACCCATCAACGTACCAGCAAAGGTGTTACCAGTGTCATCGACTACGAGGTTACCAGCATCACCACCGGAGAGTTGCAACCAACCACTCATTGCGAGTGCTGAAGCAACGTCTGAGGAGCATACTAGGATGTTACCCTTACCTCGACGAGTCTGCTTGGCGAGTTCGTTGGCTTCTCGCTCCAATTGGAACAAGAGTCCTCGGAATCGTTCTGCACTCCATCGACCATCAGAGTCTGAGGTGCAATCATAGATTCCACCAACACCCGCAGCAGTGCCATACGATACGCCAGCGGCGCCGCCTGCGTACTTGAGGTCAGACTGTTGGGCGCCTAACTTGGCATTCCTGTTGATGGTACGAATGACTTCTCGATTGATCTCGGCAAGAATCTCGTTGGAGAGAATGTTAGCGAGTTCAGTCTCAGCATCAAGACCATGAACAGCCTTGAGATCCTGAGCGAGTTCGCTGGTGTACTCTGCCTTGAGAGCGCGAGTCTTTGCAACCACCGATGTACGTTCAATGCTGAATGCCATCTCTGCAAATGGATTGGTCGATGCATCACCCAGTGCTTCAGCAGCACCCGAAGTCATACCCGGAGTGCCGGGGAAACTTGCAAGTGTACCACCAGAAACCTGATCTTCGATATCCGCGAATGGATCTGAACCCTGCGAAGATACATCGCTGCCGGTCGTACCAGAGAATTGAGTTAGAGCCTCGTTGTAGAGTGCTTCTGTTCCGCCTTGAGTCTGATACTTGGCCTTGAGAGCAAAGATAAGACCAGTAGGACCAGTCATTGGCTGTACGCCCATGATGTCGAATGCCATAAGATTTGGCATTGCTCGACGGACGAGTGAGATCAGAACGGGGTTGAATGTGCGAATGTTTCCGGTACCGTCTGACTGATCAGCATTTGCACCAGCCCCAATATAGTTGGCTGGAGCGACTTCGTTTAGTCCACCCCACTCATTACCGGCTTGTTCACGCATAGCAATCTCTTGGTTCTCAAGAAGAACTGCTGTTACGTTACGTTTGTATGCATCACCGATTGCTGGGAGTTCTGGGTGGTCAATAACTGGGGACCACTTGCTCTTCAACTGTTCGGCAAGCATTTGTGTGTTATCTTGCATTTATTATTTCCTTCCTAAATGGAATTTGAAAGAGGAATCGAACTAACTGTTCGTCTTCTGTTGTCGTGAGATATAACTTGCGAACGAACCAACAGTTGGATCGACGTAAGAGTTTTTTGGTTTGTTTGTGTCTTCGTCCTCGGCAATTGCAGCCCAATCAGCGTTGTCTTCGGCTGATTCTGCCTTCGGAGTGCTGAAGTATGCTTCCTTGAGGGTATCAAGTTTGCCTTGGTAATCATTGAAGTTGTCGGTACTGAGATCTTCTGAAAGACCATTGAGTCGTTCGACTTCGGTGTCTGCGAGGTTGCGAGTTGACTCAAGGAAGTACTCTCGGCACTTGAATGCGTTGAGTTCCTTGTGGAGTTGCATATTCTTCTCGATCTCTTCGTTGATCTTCTCGTCGAGAGTATCAGACTTCTCTTGCAGACTTTCGACAAGATCATACTTGCCTTCTGGGACAGAGATGAAGTGATCCTCAAAGAGTTGCTTGAGTCCACCGATGAAACTCTCTGCGATGTCACCACGGACACCGGACTCGACGGCGAGTTGGTTTTCCTTGACCCACTCTTCGACGATATAGTCGAGGTAGGAGTCTACCTGCTCGGACATAGTTTCTCGTGCTTCAGCAAGAACCTTTTCGTTGCTTGCTGCATAAGCCTCTTTGATCAATTCAGAGACTTCTGCTGACTTTTCTCGCACGGCCGCGGTGAAGATAGTTTCGATCTTGGTCTGATCCTCTTCATTGAGGTCATCTCCAAGGACGGACTTGATTTCTTCACAATCGACTGTTTCGAGAACTGCATCGATGTCAACATCTTCGGGGGAAGTGTCTTCTTCAATGGCTTCCACATCAGCGTCCGAAGAAGCCTCAGTTACCTCTGAGGTTTCCTCTTCTGTGGCAACTGCCTCTTCTTCTAGATTATCTTCGCTGTCGATAATTACTTCTTCAGCGATGTTTGATGGGTCTACTGACATATGGATGCTCCTTTAGCCTCTATGATATGTATAATGATCAGAGCCTCGAAATGAAATCGTCGAAGGCTGCAATCTTCCTTTGGGTTAGTTCCTGTTTAGACAAACAAGGCTTTTCAATGAGTTCCTTGTATGATTCGACTTGTTGCTCGCGGAGAATGTCGCCATCCCAGACCCATTGCTTACCTTCCATAATACCTTCTACGAAGGCATCTGGGGCTGATGGGTCTGCAACGATATCTACAGACGCGAGATAGAAATCCTTTTGGACTTCGTTGATTGATCCGTTCTTCTTGAGAGATCCCATACCACGACTCGAAACACCGATCTTGGCACCCTCGTCGATGAGGTTCTTTACGATCCTGCCGTATGGGGTGTCCATAATCTTAGCCTTGCCCATCACGTTATTATCGTTGAAGTTCAATTCCTTGATGATATGCGAGACACGCTCAAGGTTGACTGTTGGACCTTCTGGATGTCCTAATTCACCAAGAGCGCGACTAGTGTTGACGAATTCCTTGTTATATCGATTGACCTCTTTGGTCAGGATACTTTTGGGGTAGATTCGTCCATTGCGGTTCTTCTTCTCTGATTGCATAAAGATACCTTCAATGAAGTAGTCCTTGGAACCATTATCCTTGGCTTCCACAATACATTGTACGTCATCTAGTAGTGTTTCGGTGATCAAAAACATTAGTTGACTTCCTCTCCCTCACCAGAGGTATCGTTCGCCGGATCCTTAGACCACACAAATGATAGTTCGGAGAAGAACTCCCTCTTCTTTTGGTCGTCTAGTTCGGCAGGCGACTTGATCTCATACTTCTTGAGCATCTTTTCAAATACCTTCTTGTATGCTTTCTGTTCCGGGCTTAGTTCTTTTTCTTCAAGATCACCAAGGGACTTATACATTTCCTTGGATTGACTAAGGTGCTTGTTGCTCACCTTCGTTGAATTTTTGCCTTCTATGAACAAGATTTCGTCTGCTTCCTTCTTTTTCTCTTGAAGAGCAGAAGCAGCGCGTGCGAAGAGACTGTTACGGATTTCATCCGTAGCGAGTTTTGCGTCCTCGTCCAAAATGGCGTCTATGATTTTATCAGTTGACATTGTTATTCCTCATCTGTTGATTGGCGAAACTCACCAGTTTTTGAAACGACGAACGGGACTGGTTGACCATCTGTTCAAACCGGGCTTTGTTCGCTTTTGTATTTAGGGCTTCGTAGACC